GTTACCAGAAACTATAGAGGTAACCCTGTCACAACTGGTTGCCTCTGCAGGACAACAATTGACGCAGCAGAATCAGCAGAAGCAAGCAGCCGATGAAGCGCAGCAACAAGCACAAGATCCAATTGTACAGATGAACCAGCAGAAGATGGCTACAGCCGCTAAAGATGTAGACCGTAAAGCTGCCAAGGATCAAGCTGATATACAGAAAGGACAAGCAGAGCTTCAACTTAAGGCGCGGGAACAAACGCGCAAAGAAGAGAAAGACGCAGTAGACGCTAAGTTAGAAGCAGCGTCATTAGTGTTAGATGAGCGAGAACTTGCCCTAAAAGCATCAGAAGGGGATAATAAGAACGTCCTAGACAAGGCTAAACATAACTCCTCGGTAGAACGAGAAGCAATAGAAACACTTAGACCTAAACCAACAGGGAATAGTTAATGCCTCTTACCATCATAGATGTGCTAAAGCAGAGGATAGAAGAGAATATAGATAGGAACACCGACTCCCTTAAGTCAGGGGGTGTGCGGAACTTTGAAGAGTATAAAGAAATTACAGGAGCCATACAGGGTCTGGCTACTTGTTTACGTGAGATAGATGACCTTATGCAAAATACGGAAGGGTATGAAGATGACTAAACCAGTAAACGCTAAAACTTCTGAACAGTTAAATCTGTTCGTAGATCCACCAGTAGAGGATTACGATGTAGACGAGTGCTTACCTACGCCTGTGGGATATAGGGTGTTAATCGCCTTACCACAAGTAGAAGAGACTTTTGGAGGTACAGGGCTTATAAAGTCCACAAAGACCGTCCATGAGGAGCATATAATGTCTATTATTGGGTTAGTGGTCGATTTAGGCGCTAATTGCTACAGGGATACTGACAAGTTTCCTGAAGGCCCGTGGTGTAAAGCAGGGGACTATGTAATGTTCCGTGCTAATAGCGGTACTAGGTTTAAATTTGGGGGGCTTGAGTATCGTTTGATGAACGATGACAATATTGAAGCTGTCGTACCTGACCCCAAAGCCATATCACGCGTATAAGGAGTAGACTATGCCATTTGAAAAAGTAAAGTTTGAGCTTCCTGATTACGATGAGGATAACGAAGAACCAGTAGTTATAGAGTTAGAGGACTCTACTGAAGTACTCATAGAAGAGCTAGACATTGACGAAGTTCCCCCCGAAGCTCCTGATGAGGAGGAAGAAGAGGAAGAAGAGGAAGTTGAAATTGAGGTTGTCGATGATACCCCTGCAGCAGATAGAGGACGTATACCTTCGGAAGCTCCCGCACCTGTCACTGAAGAAGAGCTAGCCAACTACTCTGCTAAAGTTAAAAACCGTATAAAGCATTTCAACAAAGGTTATCACGACGAACGTAGGGCCAAAGAAGAGGCCAAGCGGGAAAGCGAAGAACTACAAACGCTTGTTCGATCTTTAATGGATCAAAACAAAGGGCTTAAGTCTACAGTAGATAAAAGTCAGACTGTATTACTTAAGCAAGCACGTACTAGCCTAGGGGCAGATTTAAACCAAGCGAGAGTTGACTATAAGCAAGCCTACGAAGATGGTAACTCTGATGCCCTATTAGCTGCACAAGAATCATTAGAGGCGGCTAAAGAAGGTACACGCCGGTTAGATACGCTTGAACAAGGGACTTTACAAAAGCGTGAAGATGAAGTACAACAGCAACATAGTCCAAGAGAGGGAGCAAATAAACCCCTTAGAGCAAAAGTAGACCCTAGAGCAGAAGATTGGCAAGCGGAGAACACATGGTTTGGTAATACAGACCACGAACCTGAAACAGCCTTTGCTTTAGCAATACATAAAAAGCTAGTAGTCACCGAAGGTGTCGTAGCTGATAGTGATGAGTACTACTCCCGGTTAAACGAGAGTATGCAAGGAAAGTTCCCTGAATTGTTTGGGGCACCTAAACAAACAAGAGGAACCCGAAGCACCTCGACAGCAAGTAACGTAGTGGCCCCCGCATCGCGGAGCATAGCCCCTAGGAAGGTCAAGATAACTAAGACCGCACTGGCATTGTCGAAAAGATTAGGGCTTACTCCTGAACAATACGCTAACCAAGCAGCAATAGACGCGAGGAACGAATAATGGCTGATAACAAAATTAAACGAGAAGCCTCTACAAGAGAAACTCAAGAACGTAAAAAGTCTTGGACTCCACCGGAAACGCTACCATCCCCAGATATAACGGATGACGATTATGCGTACCGCTGGATTAGGGTTTCTTCAAGGGGAACTGTCGATGCCACTAACGTGTCTTCAAAATTACGAGAAGGTTGGGAACCAGTAAAAGCAGTTGATCACCCAGAGATAACAATGGTTGCTACCGAGAATGATCGGTTTGCTGACAATGTTGTTATGGGCGGGTTGATGCTTTGCAAGGCACCAAAAGAGATGGCTGATCAACGTAATGCACATTACAGGAATCAGGCAGATTCTCAGATGGCCTCTGTGGATAACAACCTAATGCGCGAAAATGACCCAAGAATGCCGTTGTTTAATCAGCGAGACTCTAAGGTTACTTTCGGTAACGGAAACTAATAATTTGAGGTATTTCTAATGGCTTTAACTGCCGCACCATATGGGCTACGTCCCATAAAACGTGCTGATGGTATGCCCTATGCAGGTGCTACTAGCCAGTACTTGATTGACCCTGCCGGAGAAGCTACTAATCTTTTCTACGGTCAGGTTGTATTTATCGGAGCCGATGGCTACGTTGCCCTTGTCACCGGAACTGGCGCTAATGCTGGTAACCAAGCATTTCCTGTAGCTAACACCTTTACAGGCGCTGTCGGTGTATTTGTTGGATGTGAGTATGTAAACGCCCAAGGTCAAGTGATCTTTGGTCAATACTACCCGTCTGGCACTACTGGCGTTGTCAAAGCATACGTTGTAGACGATCCAAATGTATTGTTCCAAGTTCAACTAGACGGCGCTGCCGCTCAAGCTGACTTAGGCGCTAATACGTTCTTCGCCGCTGCTCAAGCTACCAATACGGGTTCTACCCAAACTGGTAACTCTACTAGCGCGGTGGATGCAACGGTTGTACAAACAACTGCGGCATTTAGGATTGTGTCTGCTGTTTCACCCATGACCGATGCGTTTCCTGACGTTCTTGTCCGATTTAATGTCGGATATAGTAGCGCCACTAATGCCGTTGGCTTATAAGGAGAATAGTTAATGGCTATTTCAAGAGCGCAATTACTTAAAGAACTTCTTCCCGGCCTAAACGCATTGTTTGGATTGGAATACAAGAAGTACCCCGATGAGCATAAGATGATTTTTGAAACAGAAACATCTGACCGTTCTTTCGAGGAAGAAACGAAACTGTCTGGTTTCCAAGCTGCACCTGTCAAAAACGAAGGTTCGTCCATCGAATATGACAACGCACAAGAAGCATGGACAGCGCGTTACAACCACGAAACCATCGCAATGGGTTTCTCTGTGACCGAAGAAGCTATGGAAGATAACTTGTATGACTCTTTGTCTGCACGTTATACCAAAGGGCTTGCACGGGCTATGGCGTATACAAAGCAAGTTAAAGGTGCAGCTATCCTTAACACCGCTTTTACTGTTGGCACCACTTACGGTGACGGAGTACCACTTTGCTCAATAGCTCACCCCTTAGTGTCTGGTGGAGTTAACTCTAACCGACCTGCTGTAGCGGCTGACCTTAACGAAACTTCACTGGAAGCAGCATGTATTGCTATCGGTCAGTGGACAGACGAACGAGGTCTTTTGATCGCAGCTAAACCTAAGAAGTTGGTTATACCTTCAAACCTCCAGTTTGTAGCAACACGTTTGTTAGAGACTGTGAATCGAGTAGGTACAGCAGACAACGACATTAATGCTATTAATAGCAATGGTGTTGTTCCGGGTGGTTACGGTATCAATCATTATTTGACTGATACAGATGCGTGGTTCTTGACTACGGACGTTCCTAACGGACTCAAGCACTTCACACGGGTAGGACTGTCTACTTCTATGGATGCTGACTTCGATACAGGCAACAGCCGGTATAAAGCGCGTGAACGATACAGCTTCGGCGTATCCGATCCGCTTGGTGTTTTCGGCTCTCCGGGGGCGTAGCACTATAAGTTGGGGGCACATGTTGCCCCCTTCTTTTTTATATAGTATAAAGAACTTATCCCTGACAGACGCATACCGTGTCTGACACTAGCCACGACAGGAGATACTCATGGCGAATACAACTTTTAGCGGCCCAATCCGGGCTGGCAACATCCGAAACACTACAGGTACTACTGTAGGTACTGACATAGCTAACGTAGGCTATGTAGTTATGTGCCAAGATACAACCCAAACCCTCGCGGGTGGCGCACTCGCAGCGGTAGTATCAAATATCGTAATCCCTGCAAATTCCAAGATTGTTAACATTATTGTTGATATGGCTGTAGCGGCAAACACTACATCGAACATTAGTGTTGGTCAGGTTGGTGGTGGGGCTAATACGTTTATAAACGCATTGGCATCAGGTACTACTGTTGGTATTAAACCGCTCGGTACTTCTGGTGGTGGAACTCTAGCGTGGAATAATATTGGCACTTCAGACCTACGTTTAACTGTAACGGCTTCTGCTGCTACAAATGCAGGGTCTGTCCGTATCACCGTAATGTACGCACAAGCGTTTAACACCGCTATCCAACCATAGAGAGGTGTTAGGTTATGTCTTCTGACATTCAATCGACGTTTATAAATGCGGCAGCAGCGAGTGCAGCGGCAGTATCGACAGCAGCAGGTGTAGCTAATAACGCTGCACTTACGTTAACGGCTAATCCCTATGTCACTGACTTCCCTAGGAAGATCACTATAACTTCGGCTGCGGATGATTCTGGCATATCGTTTACCGTTGTGGGTCTAAACGAAAGCGGTACGGCAATTACTGAGACTGTTACAGGGGCAAACTCTGGAGTAGCTACTAGTGCTAATTACTATAGTTCAGTTACTTCTATAACAGCCGTAGGTGATCCTGCTGGCAATGTAAGCGCAGGTACCGCAAATGACGTATTCGCTACTATATTTGGTGGCAGAATGCGCTTACAAGGTCTGTACGCTGTAAACACCGCTACCGCAGGGACTATTACTTTTAGGGATACTAGCCCGACAGGAACCATTCGTATGCAGTTTAATACGGTAGGTTCTGCTACAAGTTCGGAATACCCTGATGTACCAGACGATGGCCTATTGTTTGTTGGTGGAGGGTTTTTAGATTATTCCGCAGCAAACATGTCATCAATAACCCTATTCTATGCGTAAATCCCGTAACTTGGGGGAGATTTAGTAGGTATGGCTACTTCTAATACTACTGCTTTTGCCCCTGACTTTACTGAGTTGGCAGAAGAAGCTTGGGAACGTGTAGGACGCGAGATGCGTTCTGGATACGACCTACGAACGGCTCGACGTTCACTTAACTTGTTGACTATAGAGTGGCAGAACAGAGGGATAAACCTGTGGACTATAGCCTCTGGGACGGTACCTTTACTACCTAATGTAGCTTCTTACCCACTACCTGCAGATACTATTGACTTACTAGATCAAGTTATACGTACCGGAGCAGGTAACGTATCTACTCAATCAGACCTAACAATAAGTCGTATGGGGCCAAGTGAGTACGCATCTATACCTAATAAGTTGACTACAGGTAGGCCAATTAAGGTATGGATCGACAGGCAAGTAGCTAACCCTATTATAACAGTGTGGCCCATACCATCTAGCGCTGATTACACTTTCGCCTATTGGCGTATGCGGCGTATACAAGACGCTGGCAGTGGCGTAGAAACTCCCGATGTAAACTTTAGGTTTTTACCGGCATTAATAGCGGGTTTAGCTTACTACATCGCTATAAAAGTACCTGAAGCAGTGTCTAGGATTGACCTGCTAAAGCAGATGTATGAAGAATCTTTTGAGTTGGCAGCGGCAGAAGATAGGATAAAGACTCCTGCTAGGTTTGTTCCTAGACGGTATTCAATCTAATTATGTCTTCTATGTACGCTAGCTCAAGAAAAGCTCTAGGGGTTTGCGACATATGTGGGTTTACCTTTAAGCTACATAAGCTAAAAGATGTGTTTAATAAAAACACAAACACGCATATAAAAGCTTGTCCAAAAGATTGGAATCCAAGTCAGCCTCAATTACGTTTGGGGGACTACCCAGTACGTGACCCACAAGCATTACGTGACCCTAGGCCCGACACAGGGCAGTTAGCCTCAAGTAGAGATATACAATGGGGCTGGGCACCTGTAGGTAATGGTAACGACCCGTTCAATTTGACACCAAATAATTTGGTCGGGACTGTAAGTGTAGGTACAGTAACTGTAGTAATTACTTAGGTTAAATTTATGTCACACGAAACAAGACGAGCTAACCTTGTTAAAAAGCACGGGCTTAAAGGCGTTAACAAACCTAAACGAACGCCGGGACACGCGAAAAAATCACATATGGTATTAGCGCAAGAAGGGCATACCATGAAACTAATACGCTTTGGTGAGCAAGGGGCTAAGACAGCCGGTAAACCAAAAGCTGGTGAGTCTGCCAAGATGAAAGCTAAACGTAAAAGTTTTAAAGCTAGGCATGGTAAGAACATTGCTAAAGGAAAAATGTCTGCGGCTTATTGGGCAGATAAATCTAAGTGGTAGTTAAAGGAGAATAGTATGCCTACAGTAGGCGGTAGAAAGTTTGAGTATAGTGAAGAAGGTATAGCTGAAGCAGAAGCATACGCCAAAAAAATGGGGTTGCCGATGCCTAAGTTTGATAAGCCCACATCGAAAAAAGAAAAACAACGTATGGTAGATGCCGGAAACTACGAAGCAATAGCAGAAGAGAATGCTGGCAAAAACATGGGTGGGCGTATTAAAGGCAGTGGTAAGAA